TGTCAGGGGCGCTTTGATATATAATCATTTAATTGCTAGTAAAGGATTAGAAAAAAAATATCAACCTATACAGGAAGGGGATAAGATTAAGTTTTTATATCTTAGACAGCCGAACCCGTTAGGTACTCATGTAATAACGTTTAATAACGGTGTACCGCCTGAGTTTAATCTACATGACTATATTGATTATGATACTATGTTCGAGAAGTCATTTCTCGAACCCCTCAACTCCTTACTTAGCTGCATTGGTTGGCAGGTAAAGGAACAAGCCACTTTAGAAGGATTATTCGGATGAAAAATTTATTAGTTTTATTAGTTGCTGCATTATTTGCTCTACCTGTACTTGCCCAGAAAGCACCCAAGAACTCAGCTACATATGATGCTCAAGTCTTACGCGTAAGTGACGGGGATACTATTGTTATTGCAGCAACGTTTTTGCCTGCGCCTCTAAAGCCTGAACTGGCAGTAAGAATTTATGGAGTCGATACTCCAGAAAAGGGTCATCGCGCTCAGTGCCCTCAAGAAGATCAAAGAGCACAGATGGCCAGTAAATGGACATCCCAGTTAATTTCACAGGGTGGTAAGATACAAGTTACGTTATACGCCTGGGATAAATTTGGGGGTAGGGTACTTGGAGATATCCTAGTTAATGGTCAGAGTGTCCGTGCTGGGTTAATTGCTAATGGGTTAGCACGTGAATATTACGGTGAAGCCAAGCAAAGCTGGTGCCAGTAATCCATTGAACTTAAACAGGATCTATATTATAATATGAGATTAAAGGAGCTATACTATGTCGATACTTGAAAAAATTAAGAAGAATTCTACTATCAAAGAAACTGCAATCCTATCTGAATCTAAGTTCTTTCAGAAGAAAGATATGATTGCAACTACTATACCAGCAATTAATATTGCTTTATCGGGTCGTATTGATGGTGGTTTAACTCCTGGTCTTACTATGTGGGCCGGTCCTTCTAAGCATTTTAAGACCGCCTTTTCGTTATTGATGGCGAAGTCGTATCTGGATAAGTACCCGGATGCGGCTTTGCTTTTTTATGATTCAGAATTCGGTACGCCGCAATCATACTTTGATTCGTTTGGTATCGATGCTACAAGAGTATTGCATGCCCCTTTAACTAATATTGAGCAGTTAAAGTTTGATATTATGACTCAGTTGAATAGTGTAGAGCGTGGCGATCATCTTATTATTATTATTGACTCTATTGGTAACCTGGCTTCTAAGAAAGAAGTAGAGGATGCTTTAGAAGGTAAGTCTGTAGCAGATATGTCAAGAGCTAAGCAAATTAAGTCTCTCTTTCGAATGGTAACTCCGCATTTATCTCTTAAAGATATTCCTATGGTAGTTGTTAATCATACCTATAAGACAATGGAGTTGTACTCAAAAGATGTTGTCGGTGGTGGTACCGGTTCATATTATGCAGCCGATAATATTTTTATCCTTGGTCGTCAGCAAGAAAAAGAAGGTACGGATATTGTAGGGTATAACTTTATTATTAATGTAGAGAAGTCTAGGTATGTTCGTGAGAAATCTAAGATTCCTATTACTGTAAAGCATGATGGTGGTATTAGCCGCTGGTCAGGTCTTCTTGATATGGCTTTAGAGTCAGGTCATGTAACTAAGCCAAGTAACGGTTGGTATACTCGAGTAGATAAAGAGACAGGGGAGATTGAAGAGAAGAAGTGGCGAGTTAAAGATACAGATTGTAAGGAGTTCTGGATCCCTGTAATTACATCCGAATCGTTCCAGCAATGGGTTAGAGATACCTATCAAGTATCTAACGGAGCTATTTTATCTGACAGCGATATTAATGAGGAGTTCGATAGTGTTGCGGAATGAACTTTATAAACCCTGGTTTGTAGGTGAGACGGATTGGGGATTTGAGATTACAGATGGGGAATTTAAAGACGTCTGTATTCAGATCGAAAAACTTGATATAGGTGACGGTGAAGCTAGCAATCTTAAGCTTGACTATCATACAATTAGGAAACCTGAACTTATTACCGAGGATGATTTAAAAGGTCAAAAGTTTCAATCAACTATTGAGCTTATAATTAACGATATACTTAGAGAAGCAATTAATCACTATGAGCAGACTAGAAACAACGATCCTTCGGAACCTAATACATAACGAAGACTATATGCGTAAGGTGATGCCTTTCTTAAAGAAGGAATACTTTACAGATGAGAATGAAAAGGTAGTTTTTAATTTAGTTAGTACTTTTATTGACAAGTACAATAAGCCTCCTACTATTGAGGCTATGCTTATTACTTTGCAAAACTCTAACTTAGCTGAAGGGGTGTTTAAAGATGCTAATGAAACGATTAAAGTATTAGAGTTAACAGAAAAATCAACCCCTGAATGGCTGTTAGATGAGACAGAAAAGTTTTGTAAAGACAAGGCTGTCTATAATGCAATTCTTCAATCGATCGGTATTATGGAAGGTCGTGATAAAGTAGTCACCAAGGATGGTATACCTGCTTTACTACAAGATGCATTAAGTGTTTGCTTCGATAACTCTGTTGGTCATGATTACTTCGAGGACGCTAATAGTCGATTTGAATTCTATCATAGAGTAGAAGAGCGTATTCCGTTTGACCTGGATATCTTTAATAAGATTACGCAGGGGGGTATGCCTAATAAGACACTTAATATTGCTCTTGCCGGTACCGGAGTCGGTAAGAGTTTGTTTATGTGCCACGTAGCTGCAAGTTGTATTGGTCAGGGTAAGAATGTACTGTATATTACTATGGAGATGGCAGAAGAGCGAATTGCTGAACGTATCGACGCTAACTTGCTTAACGTGGAAATAGATCAGCTAAAGAACATTCCTAAGTCGTTATACGATAGTAGAATGGAAAAGCTTAACAGTAAGACTCATGGTAAGCTTATCATTAAGGAATACCCGACTGCATCTGCGCATGTAGGTCACTTTAAAATGTTGCTGAATGAACTAAGTTTAAAGCGTTCGTTTAAGCCTGATGTTATCTTTATTGACTACTTAAATATATGTGCTTCTTCTAGGTTTAAACCAGGGGGAAGTGTCAACTCTTATACCTATATTAAAGCAATCGCTGAGGAATTGCGTGGTTTAGCAGTTGAATTTAATGTACCTATTATGTCAGCTACTCAGACTACTAGATCCGGATTCTCTAATACAGATGTAGAGCTAACGGATACTTCAGAGTCTTTTGGTCTACCGGCTACCGCAGACTTTATGTTTGCGTTGATTAGTACGGAAGAGCTAGAGCAGCTTAATCAGATTATGGTTAAACAGCTAAAAAATCGATATAACGATCCAACGCTGTATAAGCGATTTATGGTCGGAATCGATAGAGTTAAGATGAGATTATACGATTTAGAACAGACTGCACAGCAAAGTCTTGCAGATCCTGGTAAAAAAAGCGTAGAAGATAAGGATAACGCTCAAGGTTATTCAATGGCTAACATATTTAAAAAGAAAGATTTTTCGGGGATCAAAGTATAAATATCTAAAAAAGGGGACCCTATGTATCTAGCACCCGTAATAGATCGTATACTAGAATCTAAAAAATCTAAACTCATAGGCCGCTCCTCTTACTTCTACATTACAAGTTTACTGAATAGAGCATTTAGTAAAGTTGAACCTTTTAAATTTCGGTACGAAACATACAACGATTATGGTAGAGAAGACTTTTCTGTATCTGGGTTGTTTGATATGGAAACCTGTACAAGAAATATAATACTTAATTTTCCAAAAAGCTGTAAGTATTTTAAAATGGATAATGCTAGATGGAATGAATTTAAGTTTGCCGTATCTCAAGTATGTCAGCATGAAGCTATTCACAAAGATCAATGGATGCACCGTACATATGTTAGTACTGAATACGAAGAACCAGACTTTAGAGATTTAGTAACTAATGTAGGGGAAGACAAGGAGTATCTGTCTGATATTGATGAGATAGATGCGTATGGTCATGATATAGCTATGGAGATAAGATATAGCTACCCTAAGAAAGATCCGTATGAAATTCTTCGCACTATAGGTAGTAGAAAGAAAATATGGTCCTATAGTTACTATAAAAAAACGTTTAAGGGTGATGATTGGGATCATATTAAAAAAAGACTTTTAAAAAAGACGTTTCTGTGGTTACCACACGTTAAAATTTAAATCAAAAGGAACGTATGACCGAGAATATATTTTCTGTTTTAGATATTATACAAATTGTATTAATGTTACTAGCATGCTGGGCTTGTTACGTAAGAGGTAGAGTGACGGGAATGCAGGATATGATTGAGGAACTGGCAGATAGAGGAGTTCTAGATTTAGAAAAGTTAGAAGAAGAGGAGACGTAACTCTTGCCTTTTATCCTTAGATAGTATATAATAGGATATCAACAATAAAGGTACATATGCAAACTCAATCAAATTCTAGAGCCCGTATTAAGAACGATACTGTTGGTAACGACGGTATGCAGTTACTATTTCAAGAATATCAAGAAGCAACATCTATGGAAAGCTTTCGTAACACTTGTAGTAGGTTAATTTTAGATTCTTCTGGTAAAAAGTCTACTAAAGATAGGTTTCTTGCAGAGATTAATAGATCTACATCAAGAGAGATGATGCTTACTAAAGTAACTAATTATATGATGGCAGGTCAAGGTCTTGGAGTGTAACTCCGAAATAGTTGGCTTTTAAATTGATAGTAGTATATAATTATACATTATGGAGTTTATATCATGGCATTATTCACAGTAGCAGGTGTATCAAATAATAACGGTAACGTAAAAGTTCGTT